TACTTGATCTACTGTATCGCCAGATGTATGTGCAGCAGCAGTAGTCGAGTTTTGACCTCTAGTACATCCTGTAAGATTGTTTGTTGATTTACCTGTGTAAGCTATGATCTCATTATTTATTTTTATTTTACCTGCACTATTAAAAGAACTTGCATCTGTTAAAGCTATAGTTGTTGCAGAATTTGTAATATCACCATTCAATGTTGTAGAAACACCATCAAAGTTTATTTGACTATCTAAAAAATTAAATGTTGTATTATCTGTTTCTGTAAAATCAAAAGTATTTAAAACTTCTACATATCTTTTTGTTGCACCATTGATTGTTCTTTTTACAATTACATAAGTTTCATACTCATCAGAATCTGTAGGAATGACAGCAACACTTTCACAAACAGCTTTACCAGTACCAAAAGCACCACCAAAGATATGTCTATGCCAAGCAACAACTTGTTGATCTCTTTGATAAGTTAATGCAACTAACTCACCATCACCTCTTACCGCATATATGATTGCAAGAGGCTCTTCTTGATATGCCATTTGTGTGATACCGCCTTCAGTAATATGTTCTGCAAGGATAGTTAGATCAGGTGCAATATATCCATCAACATCAAAGTTATAAGCTAGTTCTCTTATTTTTCTTCTTGCTCTTTGTAAAAATAGTGTAGCGTTACCTACAGGCACAGCATCTACATTTGCACCACCAAAGTTTGATTGTTTTTTAATTATAATATTAGTTGGCGAGATTGCATCGTTGTCTCCACCCCCATAAACAGCAAACTCACCACCTGCTGTACCAATAATCAAAGTTCTTGTTGGTGAAAGAAATCTTATAGCATTAACTTGGTTTGATGCGATGGTGTATACAATAGCATCATCGTCTGCCACAGTTCCGCCAATATTCGCATCCATGTTTTCATAATCACCAGACTTTGAAAAGTAAATTGTTTGTGGATTGTTGAGTGTTGCAGCGAATACCAATCGTTGTTCAAAAAATGTTACGCAAGATGGAAAACCTGTTGTTGTTGAAAACGCACCTAAGTTCCAATCTGTAACTGCATTTGTATTTGCAAAGTTTGTAGATGTTGTTGCGGTAACAGATGTTGCTGATCCAAAGTTTGTAATCTTTGCAATCCCATCACCTATACGAACTAACCTTCCAACATCTGTAGAAACAAATGTACTTGCAGAAGCTGTTATAGTTACAGAGCCTGATGTACCAGATGGTTGTAAAGTTGTAGTTGATGAGTTGGTATCTAAAAATGGACCATTGGTAAAATCAACTTCTGTCAATGTCCAAGATGTATGACCTGTTCTTGATAGCTTTCTTGTTGCATGGCTCGGATGTGTTATATACATGACATCCGCAGATTGTGCGAACTTAATATCAAACAGTTGTGCAGTTAGATATGGTGTTGATATTTCTACTGGTGATGAACCAGCTCCACCTGAAAGCACCTGTCCTTTGTCTTTGTAAACTCTTATGTATTGATTGCCAAACTCTAGTATGTAAGTTTGTACTGTAGAAAATTCAAAAGGTATCAATCTTGTAGAAGCAGATGATGTTTTTACTTCTGATATAAATTGTGTACCCGGTCTACGAGCTGCTGCTCCATGTGGGTAAATAACCATATTCTCAAGAGTTTTACATCCTGCTGGATATTTAGATAGATCATTACGACCATCTAATCTAGGTGATAACTCACCTGCTGTGAAGTTTGTAAGTTGTGCAGCTACCCTAGCCATTTATTAAAACCTTGAGTTTATAAATGTACCAGCATCAATGACATCTGTCATTCCATCTTCTTGAGTAGTATTATATCCCTCTGTTGAATCTACAAATCTAGCATCTCTTAATTTGTCTTGGTAAAGAGCTATCATGTTTTGTTGTGTGGTATTATTAGATGTAATGGCGTATGCTATATCTGCTGCCAAAGCTGCTGATATTGTTTCTCTTAATAATTCATCATATTGATTGGGGTCTGTTATTCTTGATATGTATAATATTTTCATTGAAGAATTATTTGATAATATTGATCTACCCTCTACCTTATGATCTGAATCATAATCTAATATTCTAAGTAATCTTAAACAATCACCGGGTAAATCATATTGAAAGCTGTAACCCCATGCAGGAGTTGTTGTTGAAGATGAAAGCTCTACTCTTTTTTGTAAACAATTAAAAGGATGCGATCTGAATACTGCATCTCTTATCTGAGTATATCTAGCATTACATAGTCTTGCGTTCTTAGAATCTTCAGTAAGAGTTAATATTGTTGATGCTCCTAACTGATTTAACGCTGTGTTACAAATGTCGACTACTGATGCCATGTGTCCTTATAAAATAATTTTAAAAAAAAAGATAGGGGATTTCTCCCCTATCTTATCTAGTTATTAGTCAATAACATAAGTCATGTGCAACTGAATAGTTCCAGTACCATTAGCTCCTGCTAAAGTTACAGAAACTGGGATACCATCCTTATTCGCATTCACAACTGAGTTCTCACCTAAAGCTATTGTTGTTGCAACAGCAGCAGATGATGCAGATGCTGAAGAAGCAGCCGCTTTGAACTCATCAACATCAGCCGCAACAGTTGACTCTGAAGAGTCAAGATACTCATTGTGACCAACTGATAATGTAGTTGATGAACCTAGTGCATCATGTGCAAGTCTACCACTAAGGATTCTAGCTCCATTTGGTAAACTAAACATGTGTATTGTTGATTGCTCTGCACTCGCTTCGTATTCAGCAAAGGCTACTCTTACTCTACCAGCAAGTTCGTTAGTCTTTACCTTCTCAGAAGGAGTTGCAGCAATTTTCGCTTGTTGAATTGAATTTGCCATAATTATTTATCTCCTTCTATTACGCTTCGTGTGCTTGAACTTCTACTACTTTTTCTTCTTCCATTCTAGTAGCACCGATTGACATACAGTAGTACACCTGCGTTGCGTAAGATTTGTCAGCTCTTTCGTCTATTCTAGCTTGAACATCTTTACCAACAGCTAATGCAATACCATCTTGTGCAAATGCGATACACTTCCTTTTAGAAGATGCAATAGATAGTCTGTTTGATACTATAAAGTTAAAACCTAAGAACGAGTTGATTTCACCATTAGCTAATGCTTTAACTGTGTTAAAATCAGAACTTGTTACTTCAGTTGTTCCTAATAGATCGGTTATCTGTCTTGGTGAAACCACGATAAATCTTGCGATTGATGGGTCTACACTTGCTAAGTCGAACTTTTCTTTTGCAGTTCTTAACTTCGCAATAGTTAAACCAGCAGTACCACTTTCTGTAATCTTCTGTGTAGAAGGTAATACAGTTGAAGTTGATCCTGTTTCGCCTGTGAACGCAGTTCCCAAAGCAGCCGATATTACTACATCATCCATAGCTCTACCCATTGCCATAGCAGCAGCTTGAGCATAAGATGAAGTCGGGTCTATCAAGAGTCTCACTTTATCTTGTTGATCTATTAAATCCGCAAATTCGTAATCCGCAAGAGATACTCTTCTTCTAGCATGCGGAGTGTCGATCTGTGGAGTGTCAGAATGTCTGCTAGTTTTTAAAACAGCAGTTACTTTCCCTACTTGGTCAAAGAAAGCATTTTTTCCAACAACAGATTCAAGACGAACTTTGTCTCTTAATAACGATCCCATTTGTTGAGATAGCATTTGAATGTTAGCAGAATACTGCTGTACAAATGCTGTAGTTACTTGTGATGACATATTAGTCTCCCAT